CTTCATTTGCTCGCTAAGAATCTTGTTGTCAAGATAGATAAAGGCAACGGCTGGTAGGGCAATGAAGCTGACGGTTGCGAATAAGACCATGCCCCAAAAGTAGATTTTTGCATCGTACTCTGCGATATTAGCCATACGAACACCCAAAAGATGATGATTAGCCCAAGCGTAACCCAATGCGGGACACAACGATCAACCCTGTCATTCTCGGTCTTGATCTTGTCAATACGCTTTTGCTTTTCGTTTCGTCTTTCCCTTTCCCTTGCCTTCTTTTGCTCATCCAGAATCTTTGAGTACATCACCTTGTAGCGACTATACAAAGGACCAAGCTGCGCTGGTGCTTCGTTCATCAGCTCTCTAAGCTCTGCACCACACTTGACCAGCTTCGTCTCAATAGAGATCAGTTCCAAAGCACCAAGGTTGTTGTCACCGTAGGTCGAGCCAAACACCTTGCGCTCTAGGTCTTCTTTGTAAGCAACGAGATAAGCCTGAGCCTTAAAGAAGTCACCAACGTGCTTAATGAACTGGTCAATGATCGCATCTTCGTCAGGAATGTAGTCAACATATTCGTCCTTCTTTGGCTTTGCTGTTGTTTTTCTAGTTTCTTCAGGTGTTGGCGCATGTGTTCCTGAACTTGAAAATAGACTTCCAATCCATCCAAAAAAGCCTGTAACTTCTTTGGCAATCTCTTTAGCGTCAGCAACGCTTTTCTTGATACGCTGAATCTCTGCTTTGCCTTCTGACAGCATCTCGCAACAAGAGCGTATGCCCTTGATTGCACTGGAGAGCATGAGCATTGCAGAGATCGGGTCCACATTACTCTGACCTTACGTCCTTGTAAATCTGATACACCTTGTGACCAATCATCAGCACCGTATAGATCAAGGTAGCCCACAACACCAGCTCGCTGACCTGATAGCCAGCAACCGTTGCAAGAGATACCGTTACTGGTGGAGCAACCTTTGTTGCAACCGCTGTAACTGTTTCAGTCTGATGATCTGGCATCACACACTCGCAGCTTGTAATGGAGCCAAATCTTCATTCGTCCAAAAATCTTTAGCAAGCATGATCTGCAAGTGTTCCTTGTTGCGTGCAACGGTGTCGGCCCATTCAGCATCTTCCATGCCTTCGGGTTTGCTGCCGTTGATAAGGTTCACGCTGTCCATGCAAGCAGCGTAGTGCTTGGCGATTTGTTCTTGTTCAGTTAAGTCAATCATGGGTGTGCTTCCTTGTATGCGTCAAATTCTGCTTTGAGTTCTTGGATGGCTTTGATGAGCATGGGAACAAACACGCTGTATTTCACTTGTTTTGTTGTTGTTCCTAAATCATTATTGTCAGCGTCACGATCTGGACTTTCTTCCACCATCGCAGGAAATATTTGTTCAAGCTCTTGAGCAATAACACCAAGTTGCTTTTGCTCATCGCCAATAAAATTGTAATTAACAACACGAACTTGGCATAACTTTTCCAATTTTGGTGTTGCATCTGCAATGTTTTCTTTCAGTTTAATGTCTGAAATAGCACCGTAACTATTGTTGGTGTTTGTGACATTACCTGAATCTGCAACACGGAACTTAAATGCGACAGCGCCTGTGTTGTAGTACGTAAAAGCGTAAAACGTATTATTGGTTGTGTTTCTTGCTGCACGTAATTGGATTACTTCGCTTGTGTTTGAAGCATTTAATGCGCTTGCCATCAAAGCAGGGTTATCGTTTAGGTTGACCATTTCGTTGTAGCCACCAGTAGACATATAGCTACCAACGCTTGCCCCTGCCCCTGTTTTTAAGTAACTGCCATTCCATAAAGCATTTGGATTCCCATTCCCATCAGCCAGCACGATGTAGTTGCTTGCTGTGCGAATGTCTAAGCCGCCTTGGTTGCCGCTATAAGGGCCAATGATGGTGTTGTTAGAACCTGTGGTAACAAGACCACCAGCACCGTAAGAAGTATTTTGATAACCAATAAAAGTGTTGTTTGAACCAGTCGTTAAATTTTGTCCAGCAACAGTTCCGACAAGCGTGTTTCCTGCGCCCGTGGTAATCAGGTTTCCCGCAAAATAACCAACAGCGGTGTTGTAACCTGCTGTGGTGGTGGTATACAGAGCCTGATAACCAACAGCGGTGCTGCCGCTTGCTGTGGTGTTGGAATTAAGTGCGCCAACGCCTATACCGATGTTTTGGGAACCTGTTGTGTTGTTTGCTAATGCCGCACCAGCATCAATCAGGTTTGTTGCACCAAATGCAATGTTGTTGTTGCCTGTGGTGTTTGTGTATAAAGCGCCATGACCAATAGCGTGATTGGCGTAACCAGTAGTGTTTGAATAAGCGGCTTGATAGCCAAACGCAGTAACTCTTCCAGTCGTGTTGCTGTAAGCAGCTTGGTAGCCTACTGCTGTGTTGTTGCTTGCTGTGGTGTTGGATTGGAGAGCAGCACGCCCAATAGCTGTGTTGTATAGCCCCGTGGTTGTGTAATACAACGCAGTACTACCGACTGCTGTGTTATCGCCACCCGTAGTTGTTGAGTACCCCGCAGAACGACCGAGATAGGTGTTGTCATCACCATTGCTTGTGTAACCAGCCTGATACCCTAAGAATGTTCCACGAACACCAGTGCTATTTGTATAACCAGCTTGGTAGCCTACGGCTGTGTTGTTGCTTGCTGTGGTGTTGGAGTCTAAAGCGCCAAATCCTATTGCTACGTTGTAGTAACCAGTTGTGTTAGTCTCAAGCGCCCCATAACCAACCGCAGTATTTCTGTCGCCAGAGGTATTTAGGGCAAGAGCAAGACGACCGATCGCTGTTTGATAAGCACCTGTCGTATTAGCCGCCAAAGCACTAGCACCAACAGCGGTGTTTGTAGATACAGCGCCAGCGCCTTTACCGACTGTTAAGCCTTGGATTGTTGCTCCATCAGCAGTAATCAGTTTCTTACCAGAGCCAACATTAAGACCAACAGATGTACCTGTGCCATCAGCCTTGAAGATCGCGTCAAGCGTGTCAAGGTTGGTGTTGAGTTTACCACCCCATGAATCTGTTGACGCACCAACTTCTGGTTTTGTTAACGATAGATTGGTCGTTGTTGTATCTGCCATTTTTCACCTCATGCGGCAACTTGCCAAGATTTACTATTTGAAGAAGATGCTGTCCAAGTCTCAGGTGTATCGGACTCATCCGACCAGTCCACGCTCGTATCAGCAGAAACCGTCCAAGATTCTGAGGTGTCCTCTTGAGGAGTCCATGTCTCGGATGTATCGCTCTCATTTTCCCATTTTTTGCGCCCATAGATGACAACCTCAGAAGTGTCAACCATTGCAAGAGAAGCAAATTGGACTCGAACCCCGTCAATGACAACTTCGCTGCTTGCCTCAATCGTCACACCCTGATTGACAATCACCTGCGAGCCAACAGTCATTGACGAAGCATCTGCAATCGTCATGGCAGCAAAAGCAACCCTTACACAGTTGATGACTACGGTGCTGGTGTCAGAAGATGCAAAAGAGCCAATGGCATAACGCAAACCAGACACAGCAACTGTGCTGGTGTCAGAGATTGCAGCAGCTCCTACGGCATAGCGTAGACCTGCAATTGACACCGAGCTGGTGTCTGAAATAGCAGCAGCACCAATGCCAAGACGCTGACCAGCAGCAGATACTGAGCTGGTCGAGGAAACAGAAAAAGCAGCAGCCTTAACGACATTGGCTGCAACAGCAACTGTGCTAGTGCTAGAAACAGCAAACGCGCCTATACAGACGCGCTTTGCAGCAACCGCTACGGTGCTTGTTGACGATACGGCAAAGGCTCCAAGGCTTACCCCGTAGGAGTATTTGCCCCCGCCATAATAGCCAGAGCCGTATGCAGCCATGATTAGGTCAGAGTGACTGTCAAGCTGCCAGCAGGAATGCGGAACACATCGCCATCATTGATGGTGCGTGATGTAGTCAAAGCAGCCCAAGCCAGCATGTTGCCACCGCTAGATGCGTCAAAGATAGCCGCATAAGTGATGGTTCCCCAGTTACCGCCAGAAGCAGCAGCAAACTCAATTGCAGCCGCATTGGTTGCCGTGGTCGATGTGCCTGAAATGCTCATCGTGCCAGTAGCAACACGAGCGTAACCGTTGCCAGTCACCTCTGTACCGCCACCTGTGTCAGATGGTGCAGCAGTAAACAAACCAACGTACCAAGCAGTTGGACGGGTTGCAGAGTTGGTTGTCAGCAACCAATTCAGCAGTAGGTTCTCGGTGTAATCGCTAAAAGATGACATGTCTTTTCCTTATCCTAAAGTTCTTGCTCTAGCAATCAAAGCACCACCTGATGTGGAGCCACGATCATCAGCCGTTTGCAGGTCTTGCAAAGCAGTCAAATACATTTGTGACCATGTGCCAATTCTCGCATCATCCTTGAGATATGGAGCAGCTTGCATCAAAGCGCCATAAAGGTAAATGTCAGGGGAAGCAGTTAGCAACCAGTTTGTCGTGTTGCTGTCAGACAACTTGCTCAGTTTGGCGTAATACACCAACTCAGCCGTGTAAGAAGTATCAGCAATCGGCACAGTCCGAATCTGACCGCCAACAATCGAGAAGAATCTAGGCTTGGCAGCAGATGTGTATTGAGTGCTCAGGTCATCCAATGAGTCGATTGTCTCGAACTGTAAAGGAGTGACAGGATTGGTCTGCAACTTCAGCGTACGAGCTTCAAGGAAGTCGGCTGGAACAGCACTATATTCAGAGTCAATCGTGGCTGTGGCACGCACAATCATCTGGCGTGTACGAAGTCTGCGCTCGACTTGAGCCTCAGCCAACGAAATAAAGTCAGGCACAGCAGAAGTCAGGTCTGAGCGATTAAGCCAGTCTGCAACCGATGTCTTCAATTCTGAATATGTGCTGAGTGCCATCAACTTGCCTCTTTAGCCTTCTCAAGATCACGCATTACCCATGTGTGATCGTGCTTAAATTCAAATGTCCCGATGTGTCCAATCTC